GCCGAAAAGCTGCCCCTTCTTTTTTATCTAACTTTTACTATTTGCTGAAGCAACCGAATATGACAAAAAAGCGATGCTGGAGATAAAAAAGCCGAAAAGTTGGCTGAAAAGTGTAAGTGCTTTTGCTAATGGCGTTGGTGGTGTGCTAATTTTTGGCATTGCCGATAATGATTCTGTGGTGGGAGTTGACGATGCAAAGAAAGCTATGGAAGTTATTAGTGAGCAGATAAAGACAAAAATGGATCCAATTCCAGAAGTTCTGCTAAAAGCACACGAAATAGATGGCAAGAAGATTATAACGCTGGAGGTATATCGGGGCGATGAGACTCCTTACTATTATGTAGGAGAAGGTAATTATACGGCTTTTGTTCGAATCGGTAATGAAAGTGTAATTGCGGCTGCGATGGATTTAAAGAGACTGGTTTTACGGGGAAAGAACAGAACTTATGATAGTCTCGTTACGGATTATAATTTTGATGATTATTCTTTTTCCAAGTTAAAGGCAGCATATTATAAACAGACGAAGAAAAGTATGGAAATCAAAGATTTTGAATCATTTGGTATTATTGACAGGAATGGTATGTTAACGAATGCAGGAGCTTTGTTTGCGGATGAATCTCCTGTTTATTGTTCGAGATTATTTTGCACCAGATGGAATGGTATTGACAAAGCATCAGGAGTTATTGATGCACTGGATGATGAAGAATATACAGGCAGTCTTATTCTGCTTTTGGAAGAGGGCATGAATTTTGCGCGAAGAAATTCAAAGAAAATGTGGAAAAAAGAGTCTGATCGGAGAGTAGAATATCCGGAATATCCAGAGAGAAGTATTTTTGAAGGATTAGTGAATGGATTAGTACATCGTGATTATTTAGATATGGGAAGCGAAGTTCATATTGATATTTTTGATGACCGTTTGGAAATATATTCCCCCGGTGGAATGTATGATGGGACGCTTATTCAGGACAGGGATATT